CTATGTGGGTTCAGGCGCATACACAAAAATTAATTGATAAGGCCAAGAGTCCTGCTGGAAAACAGAAGTACGAGAACATTCAGAAAGAGATGGTGCGAGAGTTCAAGAAGTATGCAAGAGTTCTAGAGTATGTGATTACTTTCCAGAACCTACTTGTAGATGCTAAGATGATTATTGTAAGAAAACTGAATAGTGTAAAGGGATTGACAGATACGTTTATTAAAACACCAAACGGTTTCAAAGTAGTCAATCCAGAGGGTTATGTAGCCATTGACCGTGTAGGTGGTGGAGCGGTAAAACTGGTTGACCGTATGGAATTCAGTTTCAATAATTTTACCGCCATAAAATCATGGGATAAGTAGTCTACTTAATCGCAATCGCACCCACAAAGTTGAAGTTTCTCCAAGACTGTTCTACAGTCTTAAATCCAGCACCTAACACCATATCTTCTATCTCTTGCCATGTGTTAGGTTTCAACATATGACGCAAAGTTTTCTCTTTGGTCATGATATCATTATACTTAAACTTATTTCCTTTAAAGTCATAGTAGTTGAATGTCATCATGTCCTGTAGACGAGCGTTCTCACAATCAATCTTCTCCGCAAAGATAAAACCACCGCCAGGATTTAGACCATCGTAAATGTCTTGAATGACACGGGCTCGATCTTTCTTACTCATGAACTGTAGTGTGAAGATTGACGTAACGAGCGAACAGTTATTAAACTCATAGTTGCGAACATCATCATAGACAAACTCTACCAACGCTGGCGATACTTTCTTTTGAATCTGAACAATTCGTTTGTCCAAATCTGAAAAGAAACCCTCTGCAATCTCTACACCGACATAGTTTGCAGTTGGTGCGATCTCATGATTGTATTCCATAAGCGACTGTGTGAGTTTACCTGTAGAACAACCGATATCTACGACAGTTGTATCATTCTCAACAAAGTAACGTGAGAATGATATTACATCGTTCAGTAGATCACTATATCCACGAATAGACCAATTGATATGTTCATCAAAACCCTCTTGTCTATGTGCAAATGTGAAGTCAGCCATTATATTTCTCCAATACCTTTTCATATACAGATGACGCAATTCTCTCCATCATAAGAGGAGGCACCATACGTCCACAGCGTTCGGCCATCTGATTCCATTTACCTGTCAACTTAAAATCATCTGGTAAACTCATTATACGTTTTAATTCTGGAATTGTTAATTTCCTTGGTTCACTCCAATGAAACGCACCGGCAGTTGTTTCCGCACTACCCATTGCAGTAATAGTTGGTGATGGTGCTTCCAGACTACACCGTTTAAGATTGAAGTGATGGCCCTTTGGATGAAAGTCCATACCAGTAAGAACCTTGTCAGGATTGATAGGCATCTTACTTCCTGTCTGTTTCCAGTATGCGGTGTTTGTAAATTTTTCTGTGAGGTGTTTTACTTCCTCTGGATCATTTACCAGATCAACCATTGCATCTTTGAGGACCATCGCCTTACTATCCGCATCAGGAAATACTTGAGAGATTGTCATGAAGTTGTGTCCTGTCTTTGCAGCAACATCCTCACGAATACCAATGAATATCACCCTAGTTCTTGATTGTGGAACACCATAGTATCTACTGTCTAAAACCTGAGCGCATACATCATATCCAATCTTCTCAAACGTGTTGAGTATCTTGTTGAGATATTCTTTTGCCTCACCAATCGTAAGACCCTTGACATTCTCTGCAACGATGACCTTTGGTTTAACCTGTTCGGCCACTCTTAAAAACTCAAAGAACAAATCTTCAATGTTCTCCACCATCTTACCATCGGAATAGTTTTTGGTTTGTTTCCAACCGTCCGAATGTTTACCAGCAACTTTCTCTACAGTCACATTACCGAATAGGTCAACGTGTTCCTCTTCATGTATATTATGTGACAGTTTACCGGCGACAGAAAACGCTGAGCAGGGCGGTGAGCCATCAAGTATATCAAGTTCACCCTCTGATATACCTGCTGCGTCAAGGAAATCTTTACCAGATAGTTCCTTAATATCACCCGGCAGTATCACAGTGTCAGGATAGTTCTCTGCATAAGTCTTCTGTGCCTCTTCTACAAATTCGTTGATGACAAGAACTTTACCACCAGCCAAACGATAACCAGTGGATGAACCGCCACCACCAGCGAAAGTTGATATTACTTTAAATTTGTTTTGTGCAGACGCATCATAAACATCTTGTAATTTATATGGGTAATACACCATTACTCCAATCTCTACATATATCCATCATTCTTTTTCTGTTATTAAAATTAATCTCTGTATTATTTAGCAATGTTTCAAACAACTTATCTACACCAGCGTTCAAATGTAAATTTTGATGAGGTCTTATTGTACCAAACTTTTTAAGTTCTGTAAAGTCTTTTCTAACAAAATGTTTTTGTTTTGGTTTGTTTAATTCTTCATAACTCTTACTCATCAACAGTTCTCTCACATCCGTATCTAGATAAGGAGTTATATGAATCTTGCCATGCTTAGTGGCCAGATTAGTGTGTTCTTTTAAACCAGCACAATCGCCATCTAAGTATGTCAACCTAAACTCGTTCCAGTTTAATCTTTTCTGGTTGTGGTCTTTACAATACCGCACATAGTTTCTTTTCTTTTTGTAACTAGAGTAACGCATCATTGCTTTCTTACTAGGTCCAAAATAACCATCAGCACCCCAACCTGTCAAAACATATTTTTCCTCTATCTGTGGATAGACATATAGAAATGGAAAGATACACTCAAAATGAGTTTTCTTTCTACAACCATGTTTAACGAGTCTATGCCAATCTTGTACAAGATTATCTGTGGGAACAACTATAGGAGTGAAGTTCCAGTTCCTTTTATCTGCAATCTCTTTTGCCTTAACAAAATCATATGACTTACCACCACCAGTTTTTTCCACCACTTTATCTTTTTCTTTTACCTTATATTTAAAAGGTGTTAAGTGAAAACTATATGCATGAACTTCTTTACCAGCACTTTCAGCTGCAAGACCTACAGTAACAGAATCAACACCACCCGACAGCAAAATGGCAACCTCACTGTCAGGTACGTTGTTTTTAATATAATCCTCAAGCAGCTTTCTTAGCACTGTAATCTTCAAAAGTCATGTGATTAGATTTTTCATTATTATCTTTATGGTGAAGAAGTTTCATATTTGTATCTGGACAAGTATATCCACCTTTCAATCTTCCCCAACTTCTTGGAATATCGTGATCACCTCTAACATCATCAACATCAATATAATTTCCAAGATCATCTTTTTCACCCAGCTCTATCCACCTATTAATTATGTCTTTTGGTTTAAAAGTTTCTCTATTATCGTAAGTAGTTATACCAAAATCAATCTCATGTTCTATATCAGTAACAACTGAATAGAAATCTTTCATTATCCATTGGATACTAAGTTTGGTCTTATCACCACCTTGAAACTGTCCAAGAAATCCTTTAAAAACATCAGACTTAGTACGTACATCAGCTCCCTTTGTCCAACTTTTTAATGTTTTATCATCTACATTTTTCTTCATAATTTTTATTGCAAATTGTTTTGCGAACTTTTTATAATCTATTTTTATGTTATTATTATAGATGAATGTAGCATTTTGTTTCTTCAAATCTGTAGTGTATTGAAAATACCAACGTAAAAGTGCATGTACTACGTGCTCACCCTTTGGATAAATTTTCTTTGGCCACACTTTTAGAACGCCATCTAGAAAATCTAAAACAGTATAAGTATCGTTTAGTAGAGTTTTAAAACGAGTTTTGCTCTCATGTAAGTCTCCATTATCAGTTCCAGCATAACTTCCTTCATGATAAAAATAATCCAAATCTTTTTGATCTAATTTTGAATTTGCTGTTTCATCAAAGTTCATCTTCATGATTTTGGCCACAATCTCATCCCAAACCATTTTTTTATTTTTAAATCCAAGAGTATCTTCATTAAATAATGGATGCACTGGATTTGGGTTTTCTTCACCTTCAACTACCCGAACACAATTACGAACAGCATCAGCAATGCTGTTATCGTCATTAGCATTTCTCCCCTCTTGATTTTTGGCAGGAGTGACCTCATTCCTATCATCAAAATCTTCTTTTCTTTGTTTTGCATTAAGATTCCACTGTATAGTTAATAGCAGATAATAATCTTCAAACTGTTCGATAGCCTCAGGATAGCTTTCTTGAACTTGTGTATAGTACATATCACCAATATTTTGAGGATTACCTTTTTCAGATATGAAATATGTGTCAGAACTTGTGCGAAACAAGCCTAATTTAAATTCTAAAACTGTTCGACTTCTATGGCCGCCATCATTTACAGCCAAAATAGAACACTCATGTTTTTCTTTTTTTCCACCACTTATTATTCGACATTTTGTTTTTTGCACCAATGATAAATCTGGTAGAGGCCGGCCCTTAAAGATAGTTTTTAGTATACCCTGTTTTTTTCCTAACTCTTCTCTATCTAATCTATTACATTTATCATTAGGATCAATAACTTCTGTCAATAATGGCGCATACTTTATTCTATTTTTAAAGTCTTTGTAATAATGATGTTTCATAGAGAAATCAAAATACAAGTTGATTGGACACTGAACAACTTTGTAAGTAGATGTGCCATTATTGTATTGAGTCTCTACCTCTCTTGGTACTTCAAACAAATTTTCACTTTTCATTATAATACTCATACTCATCCAAAAAACTCCTCTAAACTTCCTTGTACACCATAACTGTCATCAATCAACCAATTAATTTTATCTGTGATAAATCTTAGTGGCTCCACAAAACTCTTATCGAACTGTACATCATAATCTATTTTATCAAATAAGTCAAGTTCCTTTGGAAAGGAAGTCATGAAAGAAAACGCACTTGATTGATAAATGTTTGGCTGTTGCAAATTTACAAACCGCACCTTGTCTCCCTCTTGAATGGCAGGGAACTTGTGTCCTAACTTCTTTTTATCCAGAAGGTAATTGTATAGTATGGCTCCTTTCACATGAATGGGAGCGCCCTTTGCATATAGAGAGTGTTCACCTCTAAATTTCTGCACACCGTTACAACTTCTAGGAAACGCAATATCTTCTGGTGGTAGTTTCATGAACTCTTCTCTAAACTCCTGTATAAAGGTATTTAGCATTCTCTCATCACCGTTCATAATGATGTTCATAGCCTCTTTAATCTTGTCTCGACATGGAGCAGGAGTTGAACTCTTGACTGCTTCAATACCCATCATCTTGAGTTTGGGTTCATGATATCTCACACCTTCGATATCCCAACAGTTGAGGATGTATCGTTTCTTTGCAGTCCAGATACCCTTATCCGCAATCACTTCACGTTTCATGACCATTCTCTGGTCATATGCGTTCATTTCCTTAGCAAGATGCGAGTAAGACTTATCAATAAATGGTTCCAACTTCTCCGTTGCAACCTTGTCCAAGAAGTTGACGATCTTTTCAGTTGACGCTCCATCCTTAAACACTTTGTCAACAAGTTTCTCAAACGTGATGTATACCGAATCCGTATCTGAAGCCACAACATAATCTTCGTT